CAACAAATAGCACTAATTGTGCTTTAATTGCTACTGATAACGGGAATTTTGGTTCTACTTTTCAAATTCGGCAAAAATTAGCAGGAGCAGATACTAATGGATTATTTACATCATTTATAATGAATGTTGATGGAAATGTCGGAATTGGTACAACTACATACGCTAGTATTAAATTATATGTTAATGGTAAAACAAGATTTGAAGATGTGGTAACATATACCACTGGTGCTTGGAATTTATCTAAAGATGGAGTTTATCGCACTCATTATGGTAATAATGCCGCCTCTTATTATTCTTGTGGTAATTCTACTGAGGCACATTATTTTATGAAGTCTGCTACACAAGGATATAATCCAATATGTATTATGTATAATAGCGGAGATATTATAACATATGGAAATTTATCAAGCGGGACTAATTCTTATGTTTATGCCGGTGCTATGCGAATTGGTGGTTGGGATGCTAATTCCTTATATAATGGTTTTAGAGATTTAGGTTTAACTGTTGATATCGGGAAAAGTATTAATTTTAATATTTGGGGTGGAAATGGAACGATAACTTCAATTTCTAATAATAATGTTGTTATGAATACTTTAACAAGGTCAAGAAACTATTTTAATCGAGGAGAGACATTAAATTATCAAGCGTCTTTTTATGGATATAATGCGGGAGGATGGTATTGGATGACTAATGGTTATTGGCAAGATATAAGTACAGTTTCTTATTTATGTGTTGCTATTACTTGTTTGGGTCAAAATGCCGTTTGGTTTGGTCGTATGTTCTTAGGTCAAGGTGGCGGATTTTATCAAACCATTTGCGATATGAGAAATCCCAATGGAGGGACAAATACAATTGATGTATATGATATTTGGGGTTCAACGGGTCAAAATGCCATTAGAATAACTATTAATAATGGTACTTATGGCGGTCAATTTAATATTAAAATATCGGGATAATATTTTTCTTAATAATAATTAAATTAATAATGTCGCTTATTGATAAAGTCATTAATTTTATTACTGATGAATTAAATATAAATATTGATGAAGAAAAAAAAAAACTTATAATAAAAAACTTTTATCCTAATATAAAAGACAAGTTTTATTGGTCTTATGAAATTGAAAATACATTATATGAAGGTATTATTAATAAAAAAGAATATGAAAAAATAAAAAAAATATCACCTAATACTTATATTCAATTTGACGAACTTACTAAATATATTTATGATAGTTGTGAATTAAATGATATATTACCTTTCACGGATGATACTGATAAAATAAAAATGTTCTATGATAAAGGTGGAGAAAAATGTAATAATTATTTTGATTTAATGGGATATTTTTATGACCTAGGAAAAATACATTATGAAGAAGAAGAAGATTAAAATATCAGGATAATAATAAATGGAAGAAGAAAAACAAATAATAGGAGAAGACCCAGAATTAAAAAGAGTTAGTTTAATATGGAAAAGAAACCAATTATTAGCAGAATCAGATAAATATGTATTAATTGATTATCCAATTACTGCTGATAAATTAGAAATAATTAAGCAATATCGTCAGCAGTTGCGAGACTTTACTAATAATGATTATATTATTCCTGAATTCCCTCTTTAATTATTTCCTTCAAATCCTTTATATAGGTCTTTAATAATTTTTCTCGATATGCTGTATAAGAATTAATATATTTATTCATACTCTCAAAATATGCCAAATAACTATTTTCTATCTCTTTTTTTAATGCCTCTTTATATAGGTCATTTGCTTCTTTTATTAAATCACCACAATCAATATATAAATCATCCACTTCCACTTTCATTTCTGAAATAATATCTTATAATAATATTAGATAAATGACGGATATCACCTCTTCCTTTCCTACATCATTATCCTATCGCATTAAATCGTTGGAGGGTAATATGTCTCGTGTTGGTGTTAAAATGACACCTGATCGCACAACTGGAATTGCCCCTAATGACATCATAACCATAAAGCTTCCTAATTCCTCCCTTGTCGATCTACGAACTTTTAATTTATTTTATCAATTTAGCACATCAGGAACCACTGGTGTTTTTTTACATCCTCGATATTCCTCCTCGCTAATTGAACGTATATCGCTAATTATAAACGGGCAATCGATAGACATCTTAACAAATTATTCGTTTTTATACAACACATTAATGGACTTAGAGGGTTCGTCATTCGATCAATTTTCAAAACGAAACATATGCGAATGGTTTGACCCAAGTCTTAAATTCACATCTGCTGACCCTACTTCAACATCTGATGTAGTTCTCGCTGGTGATAATTATTTAAAAGCAGCTCAAACTGCCCTCTCAAAAGTTGATGGTGCTATCACTCATTGGTTAGGTTTCCTCGGTTCATGCCAACCGCAAATTTTAGACACTTCTGATTTAGGTGATGTTTTTATTCAAATTCAATTCTCCTCTCAATATGTTCTCCCTGCTACTGTTGCCACTACTGCTTTAACCCTTGCTGGTGGTTCATATACTCTTGATAATGTTTATGCTACTTGTGATGTCATCTCTTTTGCTAGTGATGAGTACTATTCTCTTAAAGCATCTAAACTCACCTCATCTGGTCTTAATATCGGTTTTTATTCTTATCTAAATGCTCGCTTTGCTTCTGCTACTAAATCTGCTGGAATTAATGTTAATTGGAATGTATCCGCTAATTCACTCGATCAGATTATTTGTACTTGCTGTAAAACAGATCAAAATTCAACATGGAAACCAATGGTCGTTTATGGTTCTAATGGAAACGGTACAACCGTTTATAATATGGCACAAATAGTAGCAGATCCGATCGGAAAGGTTAATAATGACTCCGGTGTTCGAACTGAAAATCTCGGGGATGGTTTTATGAACTCTTATTACTTTATTCGAAACGGACAAGCAATAAAAGAGTCACGAATTTCAATAAATAATCGGGCGATAAATTATGGTTTTATAACACCAAAAGAAATATTTATCGAAACCATGAAAGCACTCGGATATAATCATATTGACCTTGGAACAAATGGTTTAAATGCTTGTATCTTCTCTCTCGTCCATTTCTGCAAATATTACTTCGCTCACATTACTGATTTAACCATTCAAGACACAAAAGACTTCTGGATTAGCGGATTAAATTCACTTGGTTCAACTTTAACTATTACTTGGGAAGCGAACTTCTCTGGAGCATCAAATTCTCAAACATGTATCCCAGTTCTTTATGCTCGTCTTTCTAAAATCCTTAACGTACAAGCAGGACGCAACATAAGCGTCATTTAAACATTTATCTCTGCTTTAATTAGAAATGGAAGTACGAACAAATAATGGGACTTTTTTTAATGAATTAAATAGAAGAGTTAAATATGAATATGACGCCCGAAATATGAGAGCGCCTTCAATTGCTAACACTCGACAAAATGAACCTCAATTTCAAAGAAACGAGAATTTAAGTAGAAATTATATGAGAGTTGGAGATCAGAAATTTGCGGATCCATTTGCTTTTAAATCTCGTTTTGATAATGGATTTTATAATGGACGAAATTTAAATATTTTAGATACAATTAAATATAATTCAAAACGTAATTTTCCAGATGTTATAACTCAAACTCCATTAAAAGTTGTTGGATTTTATTAATTTTTTTTCTATTATTTATTTATAGATGAATTCTGAAAAACCTAAACTTACAAGAGAAGAACTGCTCGCAAAAGCACGACAAGCAAAAGCGGATAAAGCACGTGCTAAATTAGAAGAGAAAAGAGTAGAAGTTGAAAATGCGGATATACAAGAAGCAACGCCTCAACCACCACCGGTTCCATTTATTAAAAAGCAATCAAAACCAAAAAAGGAGATTAAAGAACTACCTACTAATAATACGGAGGTTGAACCGGAGATTGTTGAAGAAGTTGTTCGAATTCCGGCGAACCGTAAAAAGAAGATTGTTAAACGCACCATCGAAATCGAAGAAAGTGAGACGGATGAAGAAATTGTTGAAGAAATTGTTAAAATTCCAAAGATGAAGAAGGAGGTTAAAATTTCACGTGATGAGATGAAAAAGAGACTTTTTGAAAGTAATAAGCAACGCTTACACAATGAATTATTCTCCTAATTATTAATAAAGATGATTATTGAAAAAATAGTTGATAATTTAGATGATAGACCAATTAATATTAAGAAGAAGAATGTACCACAATCAACCAATAAATCCCTCCCATTATTATTCAACACTCAATTATATATTGGTTCAAAAGGTACCGGTAAAAGTTATAAATTAACGCAATTATTAAAATATTATGAATTATCAAAATTTAAAGACGAAGATAATAATGAATATGATATGAGAACTATTCTTATATGCCCTACCGCTAGTAGTGGAGCGAATGAAGTTTATAAAATCCTTAATTCATTAGACCAAGAGAAGGACGTTCATTTAGAATATAGCGATGATTTAATGGAGGGTATTTTGGAAGATATTAAGAAGAAACAGGAAGAATATGATAGATATTTAAAATATAAAAAATTATATAATAAATTTCAAAAAATAAAGAATATTAATAATATTGAGACTAATGATTTAGAAATGTTAGAAGCAAATGATTTTATGCCTCCTGATGAAATTTATGGGGAAATTAAACCAAAAATAAATTTTATTATATTCGATGATTTAATTGGTTTAGGTGTATTTAATAAAAAGGCAAAATCGCTTATTTCTAATTTAACTATTAAGCATCGTCATTTGAAAACTAATTTAATTTTTACAACTCAGCAATATCGGCAAATTCCACCCGTTATACGCACAAATATTGATATATATTGTATATTTAAGAGTAATAGTTATAATGAAATTCTTAATAAGGTATTTGACGATATTTCGGGTATGATTTCGATGGCAGATTTTATTGAATTATATGAATACGCTACAAATGAGAAGAATGATTGTTTAACTATTATTAATAATTCGATGGATAAAAAAGGGGTTTCATTTTATAAAAATTGGAATAAAGAATTATTTATTAAATAATTTTCTATAAAATAAATAGATATGATTAAATCGAATATTTTAAAGGAGGTACCTTACCCTGATGGATTTACGGATGAAGATAAATTACAATATGACACTCTTTACGCACAAGCAAAGATTATCCATTCAGAAGTGGAACGAGAAAACCCTTTTATAATTCATACATCCATCATCGCTTATATTCGTTCCCTTAAAGGTATGGCGATGGAATTTACTAATGAAGAGTTAGAAGCAGTTAAAAATTCATATAAACTTAAATCAAAGGTTATCGAATGCGACGCTCCTGAAAATCATTACATATATGATAAAGAGAATAATCCGATGTTTTTCCCCGCTAAATTGACAATTAGTAGTGATGAAAATAATTCTAATATAATATTAGAAAGTTAAATATGTCATTTGATACTAAATACACATACAATCCTTTACCATATAATATTCAAGATAAAAGTAATAATATTAATCGGCAAGGAGTTCTTCCTTCATATCAATATAAAAAGAAAAAAATTATTTGGTTAAATACCGCTTATGCTACTTCGTCTGTTTTTAAAACTCCTCCTGATCCCCCTGAACCGCAAATTGATAAATTT